TGGGGCATCATTAAGTTTCCCAACATAATTATTGGATAAAGTAATTACTTCCAAAGGTGTTAAATCTTGTTTCACTGTGATGGAAAATGTTGTGTCTGCTACACTCTTAGAAACTGTCACTATATATTTATCTGAAACAGGAACATCATTCATTATTCCATCTGCTTGTAGGAAAGTATTTCTTGGCCATTCATATTCTACTTCAATAGAATTGCGTGCAGCATCCTTAGTAGTATCAATTTGTTGTAGAGTAGAGCCTGTTTGAACTTTTGGGTTTGTGTACGTTTTTGGTGTTTGTGAACTAGAATCATCAGCATAATTAGAATAATTAGCTTCTAATTCAGCAGTATCACCCTCTAATTTAGTGACTCTTATATTTTGTAATATACAATTAGGGATAGTGGATGTTACAGCGGTACCAAGTTCAGGTAAAACGTCTATGGCTTCTTTTATTTTACTTACATCATCACCTATATTATCACCTAATGCTCCTAAAGCAGTCAAACCTGTTACTATGGCTTTAAAAGTAAATTCATATCCTCGAGTAAAATCTTTAGAACCATTTGTATTATCTAACAAACCCCAATGTGTTAAAATTGCAGCCATTATTTTAATCCTCCATCTTTTTGTGCTTTCTTAATATCTTTAAGATAATTACTTTGTATCTCAGCTATACTTGTTTGCTTTTTAAGCTCTGTCAAATTCTGCTTTCTCCAAATATCAGAACCATCACCTTGCTTTAAAGATTCTACACCTACATTATAACTACTAAAAACTTTAGCACCACCTTGGGGTCCCCCTAGAGCTCCTGCTCCTTGAGTACCAATTTTATTTAATATTTTATCTAATGTTTTATCTTTTGTTTCTTTTGCTTGCAAAATAGCACGAGAATATGTATCCTGAGTTAATAACTTTAGATCCAACAATTTCTTAAGATTATCCATCTCCGCATTAAAACGTTCTATAGGCGTTCGTGTTGCTTCAAAAATTTGTGCTGCTTTGTTCTCTGATTCATTACTTACTTGTGCAATAGCACGAGAATATGTATCCTGACTTATTGCTCCTGCTTTAAATAATCTACTAAGATTATCCATCTCCGCATTAAAACGTTCTATAGGCGTTCGTGTTGCTTCAAAAATTTGTGCTGCATCATTTAATTGTTTGCTTCTTTTTAATTCTAATACTTCTTCTTCTTTTATAACTCTTGCTAATATCTCTGCTTCTTCTTCTTTTCTTTTTTTTGCTATTTTTAATGCTTCTTCTTCTGCTTTCTTTTTAGCTTTTAGTGCATGTACTTCTGCTAAAATTCGTTTAGTTCGTTTCGCTATAAAAGCAGAATCATCCCACTTTGCTAATTCTTTTTTTAGTCTAAAATATTCCTTCGTTGCTTTTATTAATTTATATGTGGTAATTCCAACAGCAGCAATACCGGCAGCTATAAGATAAAAAGGATTGTGAAGCAATATTGCTGTGATAGCTTTTATAGCTAACCCAACTTTTCCTAAAGCAATTGTAGCTAAATTAAGACTAGTCACCATTAATCCATATGTTTTAACACTTGCTAAATTTCTAGCATTAAATACTAATAATAAAGCACCAGTAGTTTTTAATTCTTTATTAATTGTTAATAGTAATAAAGAAAGTTTTCCACCAATATACAAAACAGGACCAATTGAAGCGGCAACTAGTGCGAGTCTTACAGTCCATAGTTTTGTTGATTCACTTGCATTGACAAAAGATACAGCCATATTTCCAAGTTTTTTATTTATACTTATAAGAGCAGGTTGAAGAACATTAAATATTTGTTCTCCTAACAAACGTAGTTTATTCATCATTATAATTATTTGGGATTTAGTAGAAGCATATTTTTTTTCAGCTTCATCAACTAAAGCATTATTTTCTTCCCATGCTTTTGAACCTAATTTTAAACTCTCTCTTAATAAATCACCAGAACCACTTAATCTATTAAATACATCTAAAACCCTAATACTTGTTAAACCCATCGCAGCCATTTCTCCAGCTACATCCCCACCATCTTTTTTTATCCTCCCTAGACCTTCAATAAAAGAAGCTAAAGCCTCAGAAGCATCTTTCTTAAACAAAACAGTAAATTCTTCTACTGTTTTGTTAGCAGTTTTTGCAAATAATTTTAACTCTTTTGTACCACCTAAAACTGCTGAATTCATTTCTAATATTACCCTACTAAAAGCAGTTCCTCCTGACTCTTCTCGAATACCCAAGGAACTCATGGCAGCACCAAAAGATAAAATTTGAGCCTCTGTTAAATTTATAGTTTGTCCGGCACCAGCCAGTCTAAGACCCATATTCACAATTTCTGCTTCTGTAGTGGCAAGATTATTTCCAAGATCAACTATAGTAGCTCCTAGTCTATCAAAATTTTCTTGTGGCATTTGAGTTATATTTGCTAATCGAGCTAATGCAGTTGCAGCTTCCTGGCTTGCGAGATTTGTAGTTACTCCAAGCTGTGCCATCGTTTCTGAAAATCCAATAATATTTTTATTCTGTATTCCTAATTGCCCGGCAGCTTCCCCAAGACCTATTAATTCAGTAATGGCTATTGGAGTTCTCATAGCCATTTCATCAAAACCACTTCTTAAAACAGCAAATTCTTCTTCTGTAGCACTAACTGTTTTACGCACACCAATAAAGGCTTCTTCTATGTCAATACCTACTTTAGAAGCAGCAGCACCTATAGCAAGAATTGGGAACGTAACCTTCATAGCCATTTGCCTACCCATAGTAGTTAGTCTTTGAGAAGCCACCCTCATTCGTGTTTCCACAGCACCCATCATAGCCATATACTGGGAAGCGTTCATTCTCAAATGAACTAATAGATTTCCAAGATCAAGTGTGGCTGCCATTATTTCTTTCCTTTATATACGGATAATAAATTACCAAAAAACTTTTTAGCATTTGCTGATTTTTCTTTCCAAGTATTTTTTTCCTTTTTTTCTGTTGTAAATTTTAACAAAAAGTTTTTTAATTCAACTAAATGTGGATGTTTAACATTCGCTCTTCTGATCTCAGTAGCAATTTGGGCATAATAATAATCTTCCCTGTGGAATCCATTAGTTTCTTCATCCAACCATACAATCCAGTCTACGAATTCTGATGAGGTAATTTCGTATTGAGCCTTTTGCACAGACATTTTTAAATGAGAGGCTATGCGGTGCCATTGCCCTTGTTCCCCTCTAATGCGTTTTTTGCTGCTGCTAACGATTCAGGATCCATCCCTGAAAGTTTTAAAGCAACAATATGGAGTTCTTCTATTACCGTAGATGGGTAAGCACCTATAATTTCTACAGAAACAAGTTCGTCTTTCTCATCATAAAAACACAGTGCTAAAAATTCTACTGAGGACATCATTTTAAAATCAGTCCCAGGTTTAGCAGAAGCCTTATCCCCATTTACTTCGATGGTAAAATCAAAAGAATCGTTGTAAATTTTACGCTGAGAACCTGTTAATTCTTTTAACTTAAAAGATTTTTTAATTCCATCTTCGCCTGTCAAACTAACTGGTTCTTCCTTCAATACTACACTAAAATCCAAATTTGCCATGATTTCCCTTTCCAAATACTAATTAACATTCAATTCTATCTATCCACGTCTAATTTTAAGCCATTATAATCAAAATTACGTATAACTATACTAATTTTTAAATATAACGCTTTAAATCAAGTCCTATAAGTTTTAAGCTGCTTCATATACAGGAGCAGTTTCAGTACCATCAGCATCTTGATTAGTAGGGATTACTGTAATATTAGCAGTAGGTTGTTCACCCTCTACTAAAGCATTAGGAGCATATTCATCGATAAATCCATAAAACGCTAGAGTTGCAGTATCTGGATAATTAATCGTAATTAACTGATTAGTATTAATCATTGAAATCATCTCATCTTCAATAGCAGCATCATAAGATACAACAAATGATCCAGGAGTCAAAGTTATTAAACTTTTAGGAGATTTAGTTCGATACGTAGTATTTCTCATTGTCGTTGTATCGTTTTCACCTCCTCCTGAAATACCTGGGGGAGTAATTTCTTTTTCCCAAAAAACCCTCGTCCCACTTGACGAAGATGCAAAAGTTAAATATGTTGGATGCCCATCATCTAATCTTCCCATTTTTATGTCCTTTCAAAAATTAAACTATTCTTTTCATTGTAATTATAAAGTTTACTGTAAATAATCTTCTTTTTTTTGTGCCCTTTTCCATGCCTAAAAAAACAGGAGCACCTTGCCTACTAATATTTTCAATCGCATAATTATTAGAATCAATTGTAACTGTATCCATTGAAACAGTATCTAAAGCATTTGCAATTTCTTCAGCTTTAGCATATCCTTGGATATGATTATCACTTCTTATTTTTAATTGTATTCCAAAATGATTTATAACAGTACCGTCATCTGAAAGTCTGCCATCTTTTAATGGTGACGTATCATATAATACTCCAAGATCAGTTTTTATGTCATTTCCATCAGGAGTATATGAAACATATAAAGGCCAATCATCACTATCAACAGGATCTGTCATATCTCCAATTTCTTCTTCAATAATATATTGCTGTAAAATATAAGCAGGTGAAGTTAATAAAGAATTTTCCCCTGCTGTAATAGAAACACCAAAAACAAACAAACCACCAGTTACAGCTGCTGTTTTATCTGTTATAAGAGAAAAAGTTTTAGCCATTATATTTTCACCGAAATATCTCGATATTTATTTCCTGCTGTTGGAGATTTTGTTATACTTTGTTCGAGAATAATAGTTGTTCCATCTTCAGCATCC